TCTAGTTGGATTTGGATCTTCTGCTCTCTTTTTAGCAGCACGTTTGTTTCTTTCGTCTTTACTCATTGATGCACGGTCATCTGCATCACGACAATATGGTTTAGTTGTTTGACCTGGTTGTTTAGCACAAGGTTTTCCATCATATTTACCACCAGCTTGTTTCCATCCACCACCTTTAAACCAATCACGAAGAGAATATCCTTTATCCTTTGCAGATTTACCATCTCTTTTTTCCGTGATGGTTTCTTCATTGGTTACATAATCTGCTGCAGTATCAATGTAATCTGCTGCCTTGGTAATTTTTGATTGAACCCATGCCTTGAGTTCACCTTCTCCTTTCTTACCCATCTTCTTTTGAAGACGCTTAGTAGCATTAGAAACTGTTTTTAATTGAGACCGAGCCATTGAATATTCATGATCTTTTTTCTCTTCAGTCATTTTTTTCTTTTTGCCCCGACAATAAGCTTTCTGAGAAAATCCTTAAGGATTGCTACAATCGATTGATCTTTCGTATTTCTCAGACCAAGACATCTAATTATTTATTTACTCTTTACTATTTAGAAAACCTTGCTTGAGTAGTTTTGAAAGGTCTGATGTTGAACCAACAAATAGTGCATTATTTGTAACATTATTTGTTGTTGATTTTTTACTTTCATCTTCAACATCTTTGAGTTTTTTCTGAAGATCAATTAATTTATCTGTTGTATCAGCAACACTTTTTATGAGTTGACCAGCAACTTCATAGGCTCTTGGACTTCCACCTTCACCGGCAAGTTCCATAATTCCATTAATTGCTTCTTGACCCTTTTCAATTAGAGAATACAAATTTGCCCTTGTATATACATAATCTTTTTCAATATCATCAGTCTCTATTGGTGCTTCTTTTATTGAAGTACTATCATCCGATACCTCAACAATAGAAGATTCTACGTTAAGTGCTTCATCTATCTTTTCAAATTTATTATTCATGAGTCAATAATTATACGTCAGTTTGTTGAGTTGGACTATAAGATCTAGAATCTTGGAAAAATTCTGTTGTACCACTAAATCCAAAATCATCATCTGGACCTGCACTGATTGGATCTGGAACAACCTTATATCTCATTTCTCGTTTAGATGTTTTTCTATCAGTTCCAGAATGATAATCAACTTGTACCTTACGAATGAGACCATCTGTAGAATCTGCAATAGGACCAAACAAATATGTTTTAGCACTAAAGTTTAATGTATAAATTAATGCTCTCCTTACTGAAAAATCTCCCTCATAATCATCTTGAAAAGAAATATTATCAAGATTGAGAGCGATATCTCTTTTCTCCCCAATTGAATCTAATAAGTCTACAGTAAAATTAAAAGATGGTTGAAAATATGGTATAATTTGCTCCACAATCTGTAAAGCATCGTCATTTAATTTGGTTAGAATATTAAGTTCAAACCCAATGTTATATGGAACCGGCATATAAACTTTTTTCATATTAATTCCATCAGAAGCCTTAAATGACTGTGTAACACCAGACTTTCTAGTTGGATCATATTGGATAGAAGTCATTTCAAAAGACATTCTTGGTAATGTAATTTGAACTGCCTTATCCAAATCTGCTTGTTGATCTAAACGAGCAAGAAATTTTTGAGTCGGACCATATGCTAATGGAACTCTCATTTCACTGTAGACATCACCATCACCATCTTTGTGCTTAATTGAAATATCATTAAAGATAGTTCCAAAAGAAACAATAGTTTTCCTAATTATCTGGTGATAGTAATAAGTTCCTAACATTAGTAAGTTCCAAATGGATTATTTTCTGTGAAATCAAGAATAAGATCTGCTTCTTCTTCAATTTCATCATTCTGCTCATATTTATCTGCAAATTTTTCTTCGAGCATTTCGTCTAGACTATATCTTGCGGAAGAGGCAGATCCAACAATAATATCTCCAGGTAAGAAATTGCCATCAGTAGTACCAACTTTAAGAACGTTTGTATCAGAATCCCAAGATTTAACTCTAGATTTAGCTCCAGACACAGATCCAGTAACGACCTCATTAAATATGAACGTTCCTATACCAGTTACTAATGGTGGTTCTGCAATAATTACTGTTGGTGCTTGAGTATAACCAATACCAGCATCACGAATGAATACTTGAGATATTGTATTTGCAGAAGCATTAATTTCAACGATAGCAGAAGCAGTAACTCCAATACCCAATGACGGAGATCCAATTGTTATTGATGGTGCTGTTGGATAACCAGATCCAAATGTTTGTATTCCTATGGTACTAATACCAGCATATGCAGTTACTAAATCTGCAGTTGCAGCAGCACCGACTCCTCCTCCACCACTTATCGTAATAGTTGGCGTTTCGGTGTATCCTGCGCCTGCATTTGTTATTAAAATCTCCTTAACTGAATGTGTATTAAGAATACTTGTAGTAATAGCAACTGCCGTTGCATTTGTTCCACCAACTGGAGGATTGGATATATTAACAGTTGGTATTGAGGTATAATCATAACCATCATTGGTCAATGTGATTCTTCTAATATACCCTGTAGAAGTTGTAGCTGTACCAGTTGCTTGTTGACCAAAAGAAATTAATTGTAAAGTTGTAATATATCCAAAATCTTCTAGTTGAGAATCAATTTCTTCGGTTGTAGTGTTAATATTATCCCAACCACCCATTTCATCTTGATACTCAAAGAGTTCACATTGAAGTTCATACACATATGTTTTACCTAATTGGTAAAATGGTTTTTCATGCTCAACAAATTTAACTTCAAATAATCTTTTTCCAAGTGGAAAATATATAATATCTCCTTCTTTTGGTCTCAATGAAGTACCAATTTCAGAATCTGGAATATCACTTAAGAATGCTCCAATAAAATCTTCAAATCTTTCTTTTGAAATGACTAAGTTTAATTCATCCCTCAAACTCATTCCAAATTTTGTTAGTACATCACCAGCACCAGAATATCCCTCATATGTGTTAACATATGCTTCTATTCCAAAATTATCATCAAATTTTGATGATGTTACTTCTTCGATAATTGATTCCCTTCTTACAAATTTTCTTGGAATATAAATTACCTCAACTCCATAAATTTTGAGTTGCTCATTTATGAGTTCTTGTATAAGTCTCTGTTCTCCAGGAGAACCTTGTAAGAAGAATGGATTTAAAGACATTATCCAATAAGATCGAGAGGTGGTAATTCATAATCTGTAGTCATTTTTTGCCTAATTGCTTCAATTTCTCTCTCAGCATCTTCATATATTTCTCTCCCATTTAATTCAATTCCGCCAGGAAGCTTTACACCTCTAAACTTAATTAAATTTTGTCCCCACTGTCTTTTTATCAATGAAGTTAAATATTGCTTCAAGAAACTATCATTATAGACACCAGTAAATGTATTAGGATCTAAAATCCTGTAGCAATCAATTACAAAGTATGTATCTAGAGACTGTGCTCCCCAATCAATATCTAAATATAACCTATCTTGTCTCTTATTATATCTAATTTGCTTATCTGTTGATATAAGGTGATCAATATCTTCCAAATAACTCTTAACCATTGCATATTGCATCAACTCTACAGAGTTGAAATAATACATATCATTTAAAAATAGTTGATATTTAATACTAAACATCCCACCAGATATTGTACTGGTATCAAATTTAAAAATATTTTCAATACCAATTACAGAATCTGGAATTTGTATAAAGTTAGATGTTTCATAAAAATTTGATGTAATAGTTCCAATTCCACTCACACTAGTTGATAATGCACTGGTCGTTACAATTCCAACACCATCAGTTCCTTTTGCTCTTCCTCTATCCAAATCATCTTGAGATACCTTATATTTAAGGAACATTCTCTCAACACCATCAAAATGACGCTCTTGAAAATATTGAAGAGCATCATCAACCAAATCGTCAATTTGATCATCATCAACATTAATTTCAAGAACTGGAGCTCCCAGTCTTCTTAAAGAATAATCAATTAATTGCTGTCTAGTTGCTGGTTTAGCCATCAGTATGTACCTCCATCGATGAGTCCGGCATCAAGTGTTCCTGTAATATTTACATTATTAGAGAATGTTGCAACACCAACAACATCCAATCCTCCACTAGTAATTCTTACATCATCATTAAAAATAGAAACATCACCAAAAGTGACATTACTATCAAAAGTGACATTACTATCAAATTGTGAAGATCCTTGAAATGTTGATATTCCACTAACATTTAATTGAGAAACTGATGCTATACCACCAATAACATTAGTTGAATTAAGAGCATCTTCCGCATAAGATCCTCCACCAGAACTATTGGAGATAATCTTAATTGCATTTTCTTGACCAACTCTAGCAGTAAGATTTGTCGAAGAAGTTTTGACTCTTATATCAGGCATTATTTAGTTACTCCATCTCTTACGAGAACCATACCTTCAATTACTCTATTAACCACTTCACCATTAGTGACTACAATATCATAAACATATCTTCCGGGTTTCAAATTGGTTGTTTGAGTGGGAGTTAACTCAAGAATAATTTTTCCAGATGTTTCTGGAGATATGATTGTAACATTAAAACCTATAGCGGTAGTACTACCTGCATGTTTTCTCAACTGAGATTCTGCTGTAGCACCGGTTAAGTCATATGCAGAATTTGTTGCACCTTCTTCCAAAGTAAATGTTTGAGCAAAAGACGCTCCACAATTTACAACTAAATTACTAACATATACTGCCGCCATCTATAAAAAATTATCTCTACTCTTTATTTATACTACGGTGTAATATTCAAAGAATCCAACATAATTTCTTGCTGATAAAAATATAATTTTATGTAAGACTTAGTAATATCTTTTAATACGTCAATATCATTACAAGAATCAATTTCTCTAGCTAATTTTTCATATTCAAATGATTTTGCAACACTTTTGAAAGTAATTTGATCATCCATTTTGATTCATTAGTTGTTTTAACAATAATTTAATTTCGGAAATTTCAGACTTTAAATCTTTAATTTCCTTTTTTTCCAAACTTTTTCTTTGTTTAGAAATAAGATATTGTTGGTAAGATGACGCATCGCAGTTAACGATTGCGCCAGTATTTTCATCTCTAAACAAATTTGGGTTTCCTTCTACTGGTATCATACTAGAGCAATTGTCCTCAAATCTTTGATAAGTGGTGGTTTGGATTGATCTGTACCAGACATAACGATTTTAATTCTATATCCAGTAAAGAATCCAAGGTTTGCAGCAGTAAATTCGTGTTCTAAGAATTCACCATCACGACTTGCTGGTACAAAAATATCAGATTTACCGGTATTTTTGTCTGGATCTACAACATCAAGATAACCGTCACCGTCTAAGTCTATGGTTAGATTATCATAACCTGGGAATAATTCAAACGTTTGTTCAATTTCACTTGAATCTGGTCTAACAAGACTGTAAAGAACTCTTATATCAGAAGTGTCTGGTCTATTTGCGGCGATAATAACTTTAAGTGAACTTGCGGGTTGTGCTAAAGTAACCAAATTACTTACATAAGATGCAATGTGAGGGTCAAATTCAAAAGTTTTTGTATCTCTATTAGTCACATAGTCTTCAACTGGTTTATCAAGAAGACTCGTTCTAAGCTCAATAGAAGATTCGTCAAGATCAATAAATGGTGAAATAAATTTATTATTCGTTGTTAAAGTTAACTCAGATGTGAATGATTTATTTCTGGGCATGTTTGATAAGTACTCAGTCTCATTTGTGTTTGAGCATATCATTCTAATGGAACTTAGTTTATTTGGTGTATTTAATTCTACAGTTTCATATCCAACATCTTCAAATGAAACTTCAGATCCAGAAATACTTGTTCCTGTTACAGTTCTAATCTGTGCAGTTGTTCTTGTTCTTCCTGGGGTAAATGCGGTGTAATTTGGAATAATTGTATCATAAACAATATTTTCCGTAGCATATGCATTTTTACCGCCAGCGCCACTAGTTTTATTGAATGATAGTTGTGGATTACCACTCAAAGATCCATCAGTACTTCTATCAGAACATTTTCCACTAGCATCAGTTCTATCAAACTCAACGTAATAACCATAAACATCGTTATCAAAATCACTAATATCATGAGTTGTGTTAATTCTTCTTAGAGATACTCCATTTAATTCATACTTGGTTATAGTAGATCCAGATGGGTGATCTACTGCAACTGTACCATCCAATCCTCTATAAAGAGCTTCTAAAGTACCACTTCCAACCGACTCATATCCAATAATTTCATCTTCAACTCTAACATATCCAAAGTTTGTAGCACCAACACCCATACCTTCAAAAACAGAATATCTTGAAGTATCTGCAACACTAATAAGAGCGTCACCTGTTAAAATTGGTGCTACTAGTGTAGTTGGTTCTTCACTAGACTCAATTCCACTAATTTGAACTTTATTATTTGCAGAATACATACCATGATTGAAGTGTTCCAATCTTAATGCATTTCCTTTTTCTTCATTTCCATATTCTATGTACGATGTAATTGTTGTAGATGCAAGAGAAACTGCAACATCACTATCATTAAAATATTTTAGTTGAGATCCAACGGTAAATGATTGTGCCTGAACGTTATCAAGATATAGGGTATCAACTCCATTTGATGCAGTTACTGTTACTTCTGCCCCAGTTCCAGTATTTCCTGCTGTTGAAGTAACAATACCGACCAAATCGCCAACAGCATAACCATTTCCCTTTTCAGTTATTGTAGCACCAGTAACTGATTTGGAAGTAATCGTTAAATCTAACTTCAATCCAGTTCCTCTTCCAGTAATAGCAAAAGTGCTAACATTCGATTGAGAAGATCCACTATAATTTAATCCACCAGTCGAAACACCAACTGTTTCAACAGTACTTCCCGTACCAACAACATAACCATAATTGAATCCTTTCACACTTTCAGAGACTTTTCTACCTCCAGTTAAAATACCAATGAGATCGGTAGCCGAAGTGGTAACAATACCAATGGATGCTCTCTTAGTATGTCCTGTAACGGTATTATCATCTAATCTTTGTGAATAACCATTACTTTCATTGAGTGATGGATTATAGAAAGTTAATACACCCGAAGTTGAAGTAAATTCCGCTTTATACAGTTTGAACTTAAGATCTTGATAATCATCTGGAGTCCACTCTCCACCGTTTTGGGACTTATAAAGTCTTCCAACCGCCCATTGGCGAGTATATCTAGCATTTTCTGCTGAAAGACTACGACGATTTACAGATTCTTCACCCATTTGAGCAATCCATACTTCATAGTTAATGCTTTCTGGTGCTAACATCACAACTGCATATTGTTGACCTGGTGGAAGAAATATTGGGTAATCAAAAACAACATGAGTTGCTACTGATGCATCTTCAGAAATATTGATTTGACTTGGTTTTAGGACCTTAGCATTACCAATTCTTGTTAAAGTTGGTGATCCAAATTGAGTTGTTCTAATTTCAACCGTCAATGGTGTCACATCATCTTTACTACGCACAAAGATATCGACACCAGTCAAGAATACACCTTCAATATCCTCTGTAGTATTGATATTATTTCTTTCACCTGGAGCATCACCGACTGTAAAAGATTGTGCAAGAGGATCAGATCTTCTTATAGATGTTGTGATTCTTCTAAGGAATGTGTTTGTAGTAGTATTTGTTATGGTAACTTGTCTAGCAATAGTTGTAAGTTCCTCAGTTTGAACTTGTCTAGTTTCCCAAGTTCCTTGAGAAAGATAATTTGACTCTCCAGTAGAGATAGATTTATCTCCTCTAATTGGTGTCGCATTCGACTTACTTGAAGTTAGTTTATAAGTCTTTGTTCCAGTTCCAATTCTTACAGGAGGTGCTGGATTTGTATTGGGATTTCTTAAGAAGAAAGATCCAATAACTTCACCAATTTCATCAGAAATCAAACGAAGATCTTTTACAAATGCTACGGCACCACTAGTTTGACCAGTAAGTTGCATTCCTTTAGTTACATAACCATGGAATCTTCCCTGAGCTTCTTCTGATAGTGCAAAAGTATCTATATTTAAAATTTTAGATGAACCACTATAAACTGCAGGTATTGTTTCTGTTCTAGTATATGGATTTATATTAAATGTATCGTCTGGATTGTTAAATTTGCCAGACTTGTGATTACATTGTGCAACTCTAAATCTGATTAATCTGTTACTACCAACAGAACCAATTACAGTTTCTCCAACTTGGAATACTCCACTAGATCCAAAACCTTTAAGATCTCTGTTTACAGAAATTTCAAGTAATTTTGGAATAAAATCTACTGATTTATTTCCATCAAAGAACTGATAAAATTTAGTAAATGGTTTTAAATTGGACGATCTAAATTCTGTATTTCTGGATCTCATGTACTTTTCAGTACCACTAGAGAGAGTTATATCTCTACTTGAAATTGATACTGAAGAACGATCTGTGGTACTGCTACTAAGTGCAAAACTTCTATTTACTAACGATGTATTACTTGTTACTCTTTTTCTGGGACCACCACGGTGTCTTTTTCTAATGTTTACAGTGTTGGTTACGTTGCGAGTTACATTTCTAGTACTGACGGAAGTGTTTATTTGAGTACGTCTGGTAACTCTTTCATTTAATCTAATAGTTCTAACCCAACTATCAGATGATGGTTGAAGTACAATATTACCAATATACTCAACTACATGAAATGGATTTACATTTTCTATTCTTGTTGCAATTGTTTGCTCAATCCAACCAACTTCTTTATAATCTAAAGTAACAAAAGGTCCGGACTTTCTAACGTTAGAATCTAAAAGTTCTAAATTAATACTCAAATCTAAAGAATCTTCACTTATGTTTTCTTTAGGTGCTAGTTGAGTTTTTATTTGATTTCTAGATGTAATGGGTTTCAATAAATTTACAGATCTATCAACTTCAACTGAGGAAATGAGTGGATCAATAAATTCGTTATTTTTAAAGTCATCCACAAAGAATCCAGTCTTAAATCTATCTAAACCATCAGCATCTTTTACTTGGAAAGTTTTTGTATTAAGTTCAAGTAATGATAGTGAAGTAGTTTCTTCTAAATTTGCTACTCTATTTTCAATTTTACCAATGTCTCTCATAGTATATCTCTTATTATCAATAGGAGATATTGAAACATCCTCAGTTTTGTAAAGATATGGTGGTAAAACTATTGATGCTATTTCCATAACCTCACTAATTCTCTTTGGATCTTGTGGGTTGGAAGAGGAAATACCTTTATCTAAAATAAACTCACCATACTTATTCAAATATAACCTATCAATTCTACCAAGATAATAATCATATCCAACTATAGAACTACTATTTGGAGAAATCAAGTGTTTTGGATTAGAACCAAATGATCTAGAAACAAAGTCGAATGGAGATGCTGTTGCAGTAGATGAATCTAAAACAGAAACTCTTGGTCTAAAATCAAGAATATCTGTTAGTCTTTCTTCTGTTGATTCTATTTTGGGGATATCATTTTGATATCTATCTTTTTTGTAACTCAATACAGTAAATACATCACCATCATCTTCTACAGAAACTGTATAATGATCAAATACAACCATTATTCTATTTGATGGTTCTGGTGCCCTTTTCTTTCTAGATAATTTAGAATAATCGTAATATTGATCTTTCTGACCAGAATCTAAGATATAATTCTTTGTAATATCTTTATAAGATCCTGGAGTAATCAACTCAACCTGTGTCTCAAGGTTGGAGTCTTCAAAATACAGATCTTCATACTGAATAAATCTATCACTGTTTAGATAAATTATTCCTAAAGTATTTGAAGATGGTTTTGTAACTACTCTAGCATAAGCACCATTAGATCCAACAATATTTTCTCCAATTATTGCATTATCATTAACATTAGCAAGAGATCCTACTTGAATTGTATCCAAAGTTGGATTTTCTGTATTTAATGATTCGTAAATCGCAATAACATTCGCAACATCTGGATGATTTAGAGATAACTCTTCATCTTGTACACGCAAACCATAATATTGATTGTAATCTAGACCATCATTAATAGAGGTGCTTATTCCAGTTCCAGATTGTTGATTTTTTGAATAATTAATATTTAACGTGGTGCTTCTTGTATAATCTTTTGATTTACTCTGAACACCATTTTTCTTTGCGGTAACATTAACTACAAGATCACTCTCTGAAGTTTCTAAACCATTTATAGTTACTGTATTACCTGAAAGAGTAAACTGATCTGAAGATAATGGTGCAATTGTACCATCAGAATAGTGTACAGAATAATTTTCAACATCAAATGGTTCGAGGAATGCACTACTAATTCCGATTAACTGGGAATCAGTAAATGATAAAGTACCATCTGCATTAGTTGATTCTCCAATAATTTGTTGTGTTACAACTAAATTAGAAGATGATAAATTTACAGAAGCAATATTTTCGTTTGGTAGTTCTGCATATAAGAATCCAGAATCTTGATTTTTAATTTGTGCAACTCCAAGAGAAAATGTAGTTTGCAATTCTGCACCAGGAGATGCTCCTGTAAATATACCTACAACTGAAACTAGTGATCCAATATTTAAAGTTTTTCCATCAAGACTAACAGATTTAACTCTTGAATATGTTTCATCTTCTTCTCCTGGTCTCTGATATCTAATTATAGATTCTGTAGAAATTCCTAAGAATGACTTTCCAGCAGCAGTTACACTACAGTTACCAAATCCATCATCAGCACTAATAGTTATTTGATCTAAAGATGAAAAACCTTTTGCCGTAACTTTTTCTAAGTTAGTGTTGGATATAAATGCTTTTGGATATCCATTCCCACTATCTGCTGCCTGATAAACAGACTTAACATCACCAATATTGAAAACTTGAATTCTTGAAATACTTCTTGGTTTAGTTTCAACACCGTTTATAATTAATTGCTCACCTCTAATAAAAGTTCCAGAAGTTTGTCTTAAAGTTAAAACAGTAGCATCTCCACCGGCATATACTGCATATCCACTAGCACCACTACTCTTTCCTTTTACAAAAGAAGATGCTGGAAGTTCTTCCGTAGATATTGCTTGATTTAAAGTTATCTCTGTATATGTTTGAATATCATATAGAGATAAGTCCCATCTTGTAGTTGCATCAGTATATTTTGAATCTGTTACTTTAAAATTATATACTCTTGCCTCTCCAATTTTAAATCCATTTGGAGAAGTTGTTCCATTTTTGAATTTGCTATAAAGAGATATTAATTGCTTATTTTGTGCAACACCAGATACATTGTTTACTCTGAGAATGTTACCCATTTGAAAGGGAACATTTACCCCGGATACAGTTTCAGTATCTCTTGGTTTTTCAACATCAATTATTGATACATCAGTTTTAGTAATATCATATCCCCTAACATATGCCTTTCCAGGAGATAATTTTACACACATCAAATCATCCGATGGGGTATTTCCATCAGGTGTAATATCATCATTGAAAAATAAACCATCACTTCCAACTCTATCATTTAAAGAATTGTTGACGGAAATCTTAAATGGGTCTACAGCATAATCTCCAGACTCATCATAAGTTCTTTCTGCAAGATAATCTCTTATAAAAGAGTATTGAGATTCTTTTGTTTGTATTTTTTTAACTTGACCTTCACCAACTCTCATCAATTCGATGAAATCGGTATCCTCCAGGTCATCTAAATCTTTTTTGCCTAGACTGGTAGATATTTTGAATCTATCAGCACCAGAAGATGCAAAGTTTGTAAATCCTTTAGCATTATCATATAGAGATTTATCATCTTTTGCGGTTACAATCTCTTCATTCACTTTTAATCCAATTCTATATGATGAATTGCTTGAATAATAATCTAAAATAATTGTTTCTTTAGAAACAGTTACAAAATATCCTCTAATAAAATAAACACCTTCATTAATAGAAACTGCAGATCCTACAGCAGTTGCATCTTCTGTTATTGATGATGCAAATGGAACACCAACGTTAATAGTTGTATTTCCATAAGTTATTTCTTCTTCACAAACTAATTCTTCAGCATCACTAAAAGAACCAATTTCAAAATTACTATCTGAATTTAAATATTTTACATATAAAGTTGGATATTCTATTTCATCATTTGGTAATTGAACATATTGTATGACTGCATTTACTTGGGAGGACTCTCCCGTTATTTTTTTACCTAAAAGTTGATTTAAATATACTGATATATCTACACCCAAATTCGTTGGGTTTAATTTTACCGCATAAAATTCTGGATCAAAAGTAACTCCACCAGGAATTACCATTGCACCTTCTTTGAATATATGACTTCCAAAAGTTTCTACCTGATCCTGCAATATTGATTGCAGAGTTGTTAGTTCTCTAGCCTGTATTGGACGACCTGGATTGAATAAAACTTTATAAAACTGCTTCTTGGCATCAAAATCATCATAATATGGATTTATATTGAGGTTTGTTTTTTGAGCCATTTTTTAAAATTCCAGGATAATTTTAACGTCTTCTTTTTGTCTAGAGTTTCTTGAAACAAGAGGTCTATTATCAATATAAATTAAATCCCCCGACTCTTTATTTATCTCAGGAGTAGCAAGACCGTTTGTAAATTGAGAACCCAAACTTATGATTTTGGTGCCTGTTGGATTGGTTGTAATTCCAGTAAAATTAACATCAATAGATCCAGAGAATCCACCATCACTAGTTACTGGATTTGATGATGATTCAAAATCATAAATTCTTCCAGTGGTTGAAATACCAAGATAATCTTTTTGATCAAATGATGTTGAATTATAATTTGAAGTTCTATCAGTGTAATATTTTAAAACACTAGTTTCAGTATCAAATGAAGCAACATATCCCTTTGCAGTTCCATTAGTTGCTGTTTGGGAAATAATATCACCTGCAGAAACTGATCCAGATGTTAATGTAAATTTAATTGCGTACAATGAAGAATATTCTGACGCTTGATAAATTTCTGTAGAACCAAAAGAAACTGGATTTTTAATTAATCCAATTTGAGAAAATTTAGTATCTACTGGGAAATCTTTAGTAGAATCATCAAATCTAGCATAAACTAAAACTTTATCAGTACCAAGTTCTTTATATAAATCATATCCATGACCTTTAGATGGTGGAATTATAGGAATTAATTTTGCATTCCGATTCGATGATGCATTTAAATTTCCAGTATCAACAAGTCCATATGTATATCCCTTTCCACCAGATGAAACTTGTGCATTTGTAATTCTACCACCAATAATATCTAAAACAACTTGCCCACCAGTTCCATCTCCAATAATATTTACTACTTGACCAGTTCCACTCGAATAACCGGATCCTTCATTCTCAATATATATTTTTTTAATTTTATTATCATTTAAACTAGAATCACCATTTTCTCTAACAGTTTGAATTTGAGCATCTGTTGATGTGCTCCAGTTATTTGGTACTGTTATATATTCTGTAGAATCAAATTTAATAATATCACTTGGAGAAACTGTGAATAGATATTTCCAAACATAACCATCTCCACTTTCACCAGACTTTGATGGTTCTAAATCTGTAAATGTTGGTTCATCTTGAGAAGCATTACCTAGAGGATTATTACCAGAAGATCCATTATCAATGCAAATATAAACTTTAAAGTCTGAGTTAATTACATAATAATTTGCATCATACAATCGTGTAGAATTTGTGATTGGTGATCTATTTGTAATACTATAATCATGGCGATACATTTCATACTTAGTTCCACGACTCCAATCAATTCTTCTTACCAATCTTCTAACATTTAGTCCAGTAACTTTTTTACCAAACATCATGTTATCTTTATAATGATATTCGTAATCTAAGTTATCAACGGGACTTGGTGTGTTTGTATCCCAATCAGAAGTTCTTCCAAAACCAACTGCTGCTGGGTTTGGAAGACCAACATAAACATAATACGAATTTGAAGAATTTTCTATAGATTCAACAAAATTATTCGAATTGAATATTCTAAATTGATCTGTAACAAGAGCAGACATATTACTCAGCTTTTAGATCTATTTATATTCTATGCGAGATCTTTTTTCAAAGCACCAGTATCTCTTAATCCATACCCTCTTCTTTGTATCGTTGGGAACGTTGATAATCCAGAATTAACAGTTTTTCCAGTAACTCCGATAGAAATAGGTGATGATGATCTAGAAAATCCATAAAGTCTTCCCCAAGAAAACTTACCAAGTTGATCATAACCAAAAGTATCAATACCAGAAAGGGATTGTGAATTCATTACATTACATACAATTGATGCTTGTGTAGCACCTATTCCAGTATATGTGTGAATCTTGTAAATATTATCAACAAATATGGTTCCAATTCCAATCGTCTCAGAATCTGAATTGTCTATAGATGTTACTCCAGAACCAATTACAGTATCAAATATAGAAATTACATATCCAGCACTAAGATTTGTTCCAGTAAAGGTTGTTGGAGAACTAATAGATAAATCAAATTTAAGTGCAATATCAGTACCAACTCCAGAAGTTGTTGATATACCAGTAATAATACCACTAAAACCTTCCACTCCAATAATACCAGTAACATTTTCATATGAAACATTTGGTAACGATGTAATTACTTGTGGGGGAGTAAGGACACTATATCCAAGACCAGGATTGGTTATGGTAACTGATGTAATAACTCCTTCTGTAATAGATGCCGTTGCAGTTGCTGTGATACCAGTTCCAATATTTCTAGGTGAAGAAATTTTTAGATCTGTAGATGATCCAGAGTATCCACTACCGCCATCATTAATATTTAAAGAATCAATAGTTCCGTTATAAGATACGGTTGCAGTTATAGAAGCAGAAACTGGATCTACAATGTTATCAATAATAATACCATCAACTTCAGATATAATTATACTCGATTGATTTTCCTCATAATTAAATAATTGTGCATCATCAACAAAAACTTGACCATCCAAAGTGTTTACATCATAAATTATTTTTGAAACTGGAACAATTTGAGACTCAATAGACCCTCTTACCTTATAAACCATTTCATTATTGATAATCTTATCAACTTTTTGCTTCATCCAAGTTAATGGTCTAGCATTTTCCTGATCTATTCCCTTTTGATTGTAATTTACTGTTTCAATTTTATCTGAAGTTGGTAAATCAATAACATCTCTAGCGTTCTGTCCAATAGTCTCTGGAATTTCATCATTTTGTTCGATTCTTATTGTATCTCCAATCTTTATTGTTTCAGTAACTTCTACAAGATTACTATCTTCACCTTTAGTTCCCCTATAGAAGAATATTGAAATAGCATCCTCGGGATCTGGAGGAATCATGAAACTAAAAGAAGAACCTCCATTAAATGTATAACTTTCATTTGGTTCTTGAAGGACACCATTTACATATATCATTAAAAGTGAATTTAGATTAATAGTACTATCATCACTAGGAGATTCAAAACTCAGCAAAGATCCATTATAAAAAAGTGGGAATCTCTTTTTCGTTCCATCTTGGAAGGATTTGATTGAATCAATATAATCTAATTCACCAAACTGCCATGCTGCAAAAGAATCAGTATATATGTCGGTAACGGTCAATTCAAATTGAGATAATGGACTTGGTATTTCTTTTGCAGTAACTATACCAACTGGTGTTATTACATCCCCAAAACTAAATCCATAACCATTTCTCACAATCTTAAAGGATTTGACTTCATGTAAGGTTGAACCAATACCAGTTGTGCTGCTTGCACCAACTTCTAAATTAAGAAGTAATCCTGTTCCAACATCAGTTGTTGCTCCGACACCAAGTCTAGATACACCCTGTACAGGTAAATTACTATATGATGGTGATGGGAGTTGAATAATTGGATTTGTGTATCCAGATCCACCATCACCAACAGTAAATGATAGTGAACCACCAGCACCGACTGTTGCTGTAATAGACGCTTCCGTTCCAGTATGGTTTGAATCAGTAACTCCTACTGAAACGGTCCCATAATATCCAGAACCAACTAGATCAGTAGTTCCTATACCAACAGATGTAATAGATCCACTACCATCAATTACAGCGGTAACTGATGCTCCAACCAGAGGTGCAATTCCCAAACCACCAGTAGATCCCAGAGAAACGATGACTCCACCTCTTGGAAGTTGATTTTCATTTACATCATAAGCAGAAATAATGTCTTCTTCACTAGGATCTATAGAAGATCCACTAAAGACAATACTACTTATACCAACACCCGCATCTTCAATAATATTAAAGTTGTTTGTTGGATTATTATCAGAAGTTGGTGCCTGGAACATATTGTTGATGAACAAAATTCCAGTTCCACCTTCAGTACCAAGACCAACGGTATTTAATCCACTGGTAGTTAGTATATAAGTTTGTCCAATTCCTGTAAAACTTTCAGATATATTATCATATAATTGATTTGTAGTGTAATCTTTTCTTAAAAATACTCTACCTGTAAAATCGGATTTGAAAAAATTCAAATTACTAGGATCTCTTGAAGATCTAAAATCACCAGCAGGAGGATCTGTAAAGTGAATTTTGTTTCCTTTGAGATTATAAGAACCTCTATAAAGATCAACAGTCGATAAATCTGCATGAGATGTTTCGGCAGTACCAACTACACCTCTTTCAACAAATACCAAATTTGTGTTTCCAATTCCAGTTATTGGTCCAAGACTAGTTTCACCATATCCAACATTTAAAACTTTAACAAATTCATCTTCAATTTTTAAAAGATCACCAGATCTTATTGAAGAAATACCACTTAGAGAAATATAAGTCGTTCCAACTCCAACAGATCCTCCATAGTTACTAAGTAATGTATGAGATACCAGACAATATGTTATTGGATATTGAACGAGATTATCAATAGTTATCAATGACTTTTCAAGTTTTTGAGTCATTTCAAGTTTATGTGCATTTCCAGCACCAATAGATGTGAATGTTACACCAATTCCAGACTCTGCTAGAGATTTTGATTTTGCTAGATTAAATGTATCATCTGTTAATTTTATAACATATACTTGTGAAGGAAGAGTTCCACCAGCAGTTGCGATACCAACAGCAGAAATATCACTTAATGTAGACCCTGGAGTATAAATTAATTCTTCTCCAGTATTAAAGAAATGATTTGATATTGTAAATATTCCGGTTGCTGGATCCAAAAATCTAGTTTTGGATGGATTAAATGTCTTTTCAAAAATAGGAGATTTTTCATGGTAAAGATCAAAATCTCTTCTTTCAACTCTAAGACCATTAACACCACCATATTCAATAAATGAATGAGATTCTTTTATTGGTCCATATTCCAAATCATCTGGTTGATTTTGTAAATCAAAATCTGTATAAATTAATTCACTGAATGATGATATCTCAACATTGTCTGTAATTGTAGAATCTGGATAAAAGACTAACTCAACACTAGATCCAGAAATACCAGATCCAAAAGTTCCAATTCCACTTGTACTTCCAACTGAAAGGGGTTGATAAACTGCTAAATGTGTATCACCACCAGACTCATTTAATATTGCAGTTTGATATAATGCACTTGTAGAACCGACACTTACATTTAAAGTTGATTTTATTGTTGTAAACAAAGATCTAGATGCAGATACTATTGTTGTAATACCTGAAGAATTTGAATAATTTGTTTCATAAATTACCGTTCTTTCTGTTTCATCAGTTTGTTCTTCATTTTTAAATCTATAGGTACCAATTCCAAGTGATTCAGTACCAAATCCAATAGATTTAACTCCAAGTCTTACATTATTTGGTTCAGTATTAGTGAAGTCTAAAGATAATATTCCATTAGATAAAGATGAATTAAACTCTCCCAATTGAGATTTAATAGATCTATCAGTATTATAATAATATTCTGATATGTAAACATCTACACCATCATGATTTACATATATTTCTGAATAATTTGATTCATTAGTAATAGTGTTTTTGGAGTAAATATTGAAATATAAAGAATTGCATTCATCTGCAGAGAAAGATAATATAGATGATGTAATTCCTGCTGGAATATTCTTAATTGTGGAAGTTAGATTAGTTAATCCTAATGAGGTAGTTCCAACCCCAACCAAATCCGTTGCAAATTTATTCGACAAGATTTTAATATCATAATCTCTTGTATAAGGATCTACCGCATTAAATGCAATGTAGTTATTTCCTAATAAATCTACTCCACCATCAATACTTGCGATTGGAAATTCTTGATTTGTTAGTGATAATTTCTCTAATATAAAGTTATCTTCTGAGTCACTAATAACAACAATATCATTTAACTGATATTCTGTTCTATCAGTATCTACGATTTGAATTAAGTATCTAACAAATCCACCAAAATTTTCATCATCATTATCAATAATATTTTGGTCAGTTTCTTCTAGACCAACGTTGGAGAATCTAGACTTTATATTGTCTATTTGTAATACCCTATTGGAAACACATCTAATAAAACTTGTTAACTTTTTATTTTCCAGTTTTACAAATTTAGTTTTGTTTCCTGCTGAATCAATATCAAGAACTTGATCAAAATGATGAACTTGATCAACTCTATCTTCATTAATAAAGTCTAAAATCTCAAATGAATTATCCACGGTTGTCCTGATTCCCGCAGAAACATTTTCTTGAATTTCAGTATCTGCAAAATTTTTCATTCCAGATGGATGTAAAAGTCTATTAACATTAATAGACATTTCATCATATTCTATAGGACTCTTAACTGAATAAGAAAGATTTTGATAGTAATCATTATCTGCAATAAATTGTTTATCATCGTTAAGTTTACCAACATCATTTTTCCAACCCAAATCTTTTCTAAGTTTTACTCCAATATTAAACTTACCAAGGTTTTCTTCGATAGAGTTTATTGTTGCTATAGTTCCAGTCCCCTTACCCTTTATCTTATCATTTACTTTTAATGCATAATCTCCAAATATTTTAAGACTTTCATCTGAAGATTTCAAAATTTCAAGATCAGTTTCTATATATTCGTCACCAATATAAACTAATAATGTTTCTCCATTTCTAAATTGACTAAAAGATTTTTCTAAAGAGAACAGTGGATAGTTTTTGTAGTTGATAATAGATGGTATTCCATCTTGAGTTGTTTTTGCAACTCCAGCATTAGTTGACAGTCCAGAAACACTGAATTCTACAGTTGCTGGAATTGAATTTGTAAATCCAGAAACGGTAAAGAATTTATAACCATAATCACTGGAATTATATCCAGTACCAGAATCAGAATTTAATATCCCTTCTACAAATATCGCATCTCCAATATCAAATGGTGGAATGCTAAATCCAAGTACTGGTGTAGAAAGATAACAAGTAGCAAATCCGGAAGAAGATTCAATCTTATTAATGGAATATCCATTATCATTATTAATTGTCAGTACTTCAGTCTCATTTTCAGATAGTCCATATGGAGTTTCTACAATTTTTATTGAACCTATAGTTTTATTATCTAAGGACAATTCTAAAAGACCACTATCAAACACTTCTCTAGTTACAGAGTCTACAAGTATTACATCTGGTGGATGCGAATATCCACTACCAGCACTTGAAACACCAACAGAATCAACTTTAAATGCAGATTTTAATGTGATTAGTGGAGAAATAAATGCGACTGGACTTAAAGTTTTATCACTTGGATATTCGTACCCCTGATTAGAAATTGTAATTTGATTTATTTTTCCAATATTATTTGATTTTGCAATTATGAATCCACCAGTTCCTTCTTCAGATACGGTTTCGCTAAATGCTGGTAACTTTTTATATTTGTTTCCACCAGAAAGAATTTTAACTCCAGCAATACCACCTGTAGTGGTTGTAGACGTAGTTTCATATTTAAGAACATCACATTCTGAAGAAGTATATGATAGAACTTCTGGTTCTCTTGTCAGTGAAATATCAAAAGTTGTAGCACCAACCCCTGCAATTTCATATGTTCCATTATACAAACTATTTTCAAACTTAATTTGAGAAAAATTATTTACATCTTTATCTGATGTACTAATATATCCAGAAGGAGTTTTTGCTGCATAGAAAAGTTTTTGTGGAATGTCATCAAGATAATTTAATGTTAGTGATGCATTAGTAGAAACTCCTATAGTTCCTACACCAGATACTACAAAATTTGATGCAGATTCGACGGATAAGAATTGATCGGCAAATTCTTCATCAAAGTAGAAATTAAAGTCATATCCATTTAAAGAAGAATCTGATAGATCAAACTTCAAACTATTATTTCTTACAGATATTAATTCTGGATTGATTAAACTTAATTCATGTAAAATACCACCGGTAGAACCTATACTAACGTATACTGGTGGGTTGGAAACAGAATCATTATAAACTTCACAAAGTCTAATTCTATTGTCGTCAAATTTATACACAAAATATGATCCAGTAGTTAATCCAGACGAAATTAAATCTTCGGAATTATAATAAACCTTATCACCTGTTTTTAATTTGTGTGATGTTAAAGTAATTAAATCATTTGCTGTATCAATACTTTCAGAAGTAAATCCAATAGGATTAATTAATAGTCTTTGAGAGTCTTCATCAAATTTTACATAGACTGAACTAAATGTTTGAATACCAACAGTTTTATTTGGATTTACTTCTAAAGTAATTTGATCTCTATTCTTTAATCCATGATCTCCTGAAACTAAAACTGTTGTTTTTATTTTTTGTACTTTTGTTCTAATTTGAGAGAAATTGCTCTCTAAAGAATATTCATAACTATCCGCAGATCCACCATCATTTATAAAGAATACTTCTGATGATGTTCTAGTTGTCTTTATTCCAATAGTATTTTTTGTCTTATTTGAAATAAAGACTGTTTGTGAAGATCCAGATGATGGTATGTTAAATGTAGAACCAAAAGTTGAAGAAGATACTTCAATTTTACTATGAGAATTTGGTACAGTAAGAATAACTTCCTGATTATTTGAAAATGGATGATCTTTGATGAAGATAGATTGAGTTTCAATTGCTCTCGTATAACTCGCAACTCTATCGGTAGTAACACCAAGATTAAATGATGTTGTTGAGTTTACACCAACACTTGCACCAAATCCAATGGATTCTGATGGTTTAAAGAAAACCTTATCATTAAACTTGGAATCAAAATAATCAACAGACTCCGAAATTGTAAATGTATCTGGTTCAAAATATATCGGTGTAGTTATAGTATGTGCAGACCCAACATTTCTTATAATCCTAATAATCTTTTGTTCTGGAAAAACATTTAGAAGAGATGTTAACTCTGATCCAATTTTTACAGTGCTTCCTATAGAAACATTATCTGGAATTTCATTTACATAAACATCTGTAGATAAACCAATAATAGAATTTGTAGGAATGCCTTTTGATACAAAAGTTGAATTTGTTACAATTCCAATTTGATTTAACTTTTTAAGATTAGTTAGAGATGTTGTAAATCCAGATAAAGCAACATAATCCCTATCATTAAGATCATGAGATGGAGATATCTTTATTTTTAATGAATCTGGGGTATCCCTAACAATTACTGCATTGTCATAAGAATCTATATTTGTAGACAAATCTATAACATTTTTTCCAGTTAACTTAGAGACTACAGATCTAAATCCATTTCCATTAGTTCCTGTATTATCAAATAATATCTCATCTTTAATTTTATAATTAGTTCCTACACCAACAATATCAGTATCAACTATCGAACTACCTAATACAGAATCAATTATTGCCTCGTGTCTAGCAAACGCATATGATTCATATAGAAAATCATTACCCGCATTATCATCATTTAATTTATATGGTAATACATTTCTTATCAAAGTAGAATTATTAAAATCAAAAGATTGTGATAAAGATCTATTTTCTTCAATAAATGGAGATCTATAACTATCACCAACAAAGTATGGGAAAGAACTTATACCAATATTTTCATTATCTAATGCTGCAAAATAAACATAAGCACCATTAGGGAATTCTGGTGTTTTGCAGAATCTTCCATTATGTTCATCCAAATCTCCTGATTCTGCATATCTATAGTCTTCAATGAAGAATCCTGGTTCAAATCCAGTTGGTCTATTTACAACAGATTCTGAATCTAAAATATAACCAGTGGTAAGAACTCTAGATGGTGAATTGATATCTTCAGAATCAGAATAACCATATGGTCCATAAATTGGATTACCATCATAGGACCAACCAATGATTGGGGAGTGTTTTAAAGAATTAGTATCTTTAAACTCATTTTGTAGTTTTGTATTGTATCCTGTAATAGAATACTGGAGACCTTCCTCTCCACCATCTAATATCTCTTCTCCATATTTTACTTTCTTATCAACAGAAAGATATCTAACATTGGAATCTATTAAAGCATTAATTCCTGCAGATTTTACATTTATACTAGTAGTTGGTGCAGTATATCCAATTCCAGATTTTGTAACTATAACATTTATTATTTTACCATTTTCTATTACTGGTCTCAATTCAGCACCACTGCCTTCACCAATCACTGTTAGTGTTGGAGATGAATAATACTCTTTACCTCCATACTGAACAATTGCTTTAGTGACAGATCCATTATTTACAATTGGTCTGATTTCAGCATCTCTTCCATTTTTAATTACAATGTTTGGTTTTCTATGGAAATTTAAGGTCTTAGATCCATAATCAGAACCGGATTCGTAGAGATGTGCATCTACAATTTCACCTCTAATTATTGGAGTTGCTGTTATAACTCCAACAGTTTTTGCTGTTGTACCAACTCCAACAGAAGAATAATTAATATTAAATTTAATGTCTGGATATTTGAAATATTGATATCCAGATCCTTGTGATTTAAAATTTATATATTTTTTACGCTCAAAATTTGAGAGAGTTCTACCACTTTCTATTATATCTTCACATAACCTAAAAGAGTTATCATCCATCTTTAAAACTCTGTAGTTGGTGTTAGAAGAAAGACCAACTATCGAATTTGTTTCATATTGATATTCTATCAAATCACCGTCATTGAATCCATGATTATTGAATGAAATTTCATCATAATATATTGATATTCCAGATTGTTTTACAATTAGTTTTCTATTTTCATACTTACTTCCAGGATCTAAAACTACAATATCCTGAAGAATAACTTTTGGATCTGCTGTTTTAAATTTGTGGATACCAGTATTACCAAATTGAGTAAATCCAACTGTATTAATACCAACTGCAAGATCTTTGGTGTTTTCATACAATCTAACAGTTGTAGAGTTTAAAATTTCTGCATAATATGATGCAGAATCAACTAATGTTTCTCCAGAATATGCGTTAGAACTATTAAAAGTTCCTTTTCCTAAAGCATCATTTCCATTTTTGTTATATGTAATAAGATCACCATTGTTTAGAAGATGTGGTTCTAAAAACGAAATAGTGTCGTCTGTAATATCGATACCACCATTATCTGTAGTTAATTTTGCACTAAACTCAATATCTCTAAATTTTTGTCTATTCAATACTGGAGAAAATGCAGCTCCACTACCATTTCCACCTGTTAATGCAATAGAAACAATTGATTCCAATCCAATATCTTGTGGATCTACAACAACTCTTTCTAATGAACCAGTAACTACAGGTTGAATTTTAGCTCCTGTTCCAGTATCATCTACAAACTCTAATACTGGTGGATTTATAACATCATATCCACTACCTGGGTTTAAAGTAGTTACATCTTCAATTGGACCATAATAAATTCTATCATCTGACTTATAACTATCAATTTCAACACCATTAATCAATACACCAACTTTACCTGGAACAGTCTCGTCAGACTTTCCATCTGCAATATTAGTTTCTAGTGGAAACTTTCTTAAAATTTTCTTTGGAGAAATAATACCCGATTTCTGGGAATTTAATAAAAATCTATGAAATCCAGAATCCGTTGGTAATGTTTTGAATGTTATATTATTAATACTTCCAATAAATGATCGAGAAATATATAATTTTATCTGATTTAAATCTGAGAGAACTTCAACATAATAAACTCCACCATCCTCTAATCCTGGAATGGGATCATTTTCTGCAGAATAATAAACTTCATCACCTGTTACAAATGGTACATTTGTGGGAAAAGATAAAATCGAATATGCTTCAATTAATTGATCATAACTTTGTAATCTTGGTACTGTTGCTTCAGGAATTGACGCTTCAAATAAATTTTTAGTTAAAATATAGGATGGTAATGAATTTGATGCAATATACATAAATTCATCATTATCATTATAAACATTTTGAATATCTGATGTGATAGATTCAAATTCAAATGGAACAACTGAACTAGATGCTTTTTTTAACTTTCTTCTAATATCATACTTTAAATCTGGATTGTATACAAATCCAGTAAGATTACCTAAGACTATTTGATTAATTTGTGTATTAACTGTCTGTACAAAAGGTATGCTATCAATCGGTACTACAGTTTCACTATCACGAATTAGAATTTCAACAGAATCACCAACTTTTAAACTTGATTTATCAATTAAACTTCTCAAAAGAAACGAAGATCCATCAATAGTATTAATTTGATATCTAGAACTAGTATTGTAAATCCAAGAGTTAGAAAACTTCTGTTTAAATGTCTTATCTTCAAGAGGATTATTAATTAATTCTCCAAGATTTCTTACATATATTGAGTCTCCTTCTTCAACAGAAAATTTATCCGAAAGTGGAACAAATGAAGATAAAACTCCAGTTAACCTTAATTCAACCTTTTTCGTCAAATCACCATTTTCATATCCATAAACAAAAAGATTAGATCGAATAGAATCTTTTGGATTAATTTCTTCTACTATACCAGAACAACCAAAGAATTGGTTTAAAGATTTGCTTGTATATGAAATAATATTTCCATTGACAATTAAGTCTCCAGAATCATCAAATCCAATAGTTGAATCGACTGTAATTACATTGGAACCAATGTTCGTCTTTTCAACTACTAATGTTCTTCCAGGTAAATCAAATGATGATGAATTAATAGTATCATCACTATATCCAATAAACATGGATAGTTGATAATAAGTTAAATTTTGTCTAGAAATTACATCAACATTTGATATTGAAGCAAATATATTGGAATTATCAGATTGTTTAATAGTCTGACCGATCAAATTAGATGGATTTCCAGAAATAGATTCGGCTACAACTACTTCTCTTCTAACATATTCTGAAAAAGATGGTTTGATTAAAAGATCTTCAAGATTGATAACAGTTGGTTTTACACCATATAATACATTGAAGAGTATTTTAAATGACTCATCAGTCCCTTTTGACTTATAAAAAGATTTGGACTCTTTGATAAAATTTCCAACATCTAAATCAGAAACAAAATTAACATCTTCTAGACCTGGAGTTAAAGAGAATTTTAATTTTTTATAAAATTCTCTTAAGAAAAGAGAACTTAAATTTTGTATAGTTACACCAGATCTATGAGAAGAAGCATTAGTTGATTCAAAAACTACTTCTCCAGGATTTTCATCACTATGATATGTTGTAATACCACTAAATCCTCTTACACATCCAGTAAAAGATGTAGCAGTTGTATCTGTATATGTAATAATTTCATTATCAATTTTAAAAAGACCATACTTTTGAGGAAAACCTTTCGTATTTGATACCTCAATAGTTGTATCAATAGATGTAATATCTACAGAAAGAGATGTAGAATCAACAACAACTTCTGATGTTAGATTATCTAATTTTAAATACTGATCTAAGTTCTCAGTAATATCAGATGAACCACTTTGATATTCTTGAGAAATATAATATTGCTTTAAAAAGTCCACCGCTTTCGGACTTTCATCTAACACAAACTCAGGTAACTGACTTTCAATAATCTGTTGTACTTTTACCCGAGTTTCAAAACCTGTCTTGATCATATTACGACCTCTTTAGCTCCCCGTTGGAATAACTTGATGTGTAGAAATTATTAACAAATTCGACGCCAGATACATTATCTCCAGAAGAAATAACATCTCTTACCATATTTATTGAACTTTTAGCAACATCAAACGACAGATATAGATCCTTTAATCCAACAACATCATTGGACTCTGGAAATGCTTGAATTTCAATAATATCATTTGGTAAAACAGTATCTATGATATTAATCGTATTAATAAGAATCTCTCCCTTTACATAATCTACTGTTCCAATATTTTTGGAAACAGCAACATTATTACCATCAGAATCAACTTTAGATAAAGAGAGAACACCCACTTTATTGTTTATTGGTGTATCTGTAATATAAACAGTAGAAGGATCATTTGAAACTCTAAATCCAGTAGATTTAATATTAAATCCATTTGGATTTATGTGAAATCTATTTCCAAAACAAATCTCATACTGTGCTAGTTGATTTTTAAATGCCTTTAAATCTCTTCTAATTTTGACTTTCGTAATGTTTGATGTAATTGCAGAATCTGTATTATCAATAATTTGAAGAGCTTTACTATACTTGAATCTTCCCCCAAATTTATTAATATCTACAGATTGAGAATATCTTGTTAATGATGTTTCTACTTTTGTTTTTAAAGAATTGACCGTAGAAACTAATGATGAATTATAGTAAACAGAAGAATCTAGTTCAACATATAGAACCTTAAGATCTGTAATTCTGGTATTAATACCAGAAATGGTATATTGCTTAAGTTTTGATGATATTTGATCCTTGTCAAAATCAGAAACATATATTCCATTTTTTGGTTTGATACTCAAAATGACTGAACCAAATTGTGGCGGATCCATTTCTTCACCACCAATAACGGATACAGATTCTGTATTTGAATATATTGATTTTATAATTGATTCGTAATCTCTGGCAGTTACTGCCCTATATTGAGATTCATATGATCTTGATGCAAAATATTTTACAGAATCAATTGTTTCAATATCTGCACCGTTTTGAGACTTCTGATTTGTGGTTACAGTAATTGTATTTGTTGGAACGATAATTTCATCAGAGGATCCTCTCAGACTTCCAGCAAAATTGAATACTGAAGATCCGTTTCCTTCTATACCATCAGTAACAATATAGTTAACTGTAATTACACTACCATTATCTAACTTTTTACCAAAGTATCCATCACCAAATAAAAGTTCATATTTTTCATCTTGCACTTCTTGAATCAAATATATCTCAGAAGTTGAATTAACATTTATGATATTATCGACCAACTTAAACTGTCTTCCCAATCCAGTATCTGAAAGTCCCTTTACATACACAACAATCGTCGATGTATCGATAAAAGAATTATCTAGAGTAAACTTCTGATCTAAAGAACCATCAAAGACAAATTGTTTTGTAAGATATGTTCCCTGACTAACATCAATATTACTAAAACTTGCAGATCCGTTTTGTATCGTTGTAGTAATACTTTCAGAAATAGAGAATGTATATGTTTCGTCGTTTACGTCCCCAACGCACACCAGACCAGGTTTTAAGGTGATTGTTGCTGATGTACTGGTAGTTTGCACATCAAACGATATCTGCGCCTTAGAGGCGGTTCTGGAGCGTGGTACATATCCAATATTTCGAGCAAGAGATACTACATTTTCTCTAAGTGTTGCAGAATCCAAGAAGGATTCATTCACAATCATGTTCGCATTAAATGCATTAATGTAAGTATTATATGCTAACGTATCGATCAATACAGAAAAATTAGACCCCTCAAAGTCAAAATCCGTGAAATTTGAATTTGCACGAAGATAATCTTTGATGGATGTCTTAATTTGATCGAAATCTAAATTTGAGAACTTTGTAAAAGGCATTTTATCTTGTTGCCTCTAATAAAAATGTAAATTGTTGGGTTGGGAACTCCTGTCCAATAATATCAAAGGTAACTGAAACCTCAAATTCGTTGGTATCTGCAGAAGGATTAACTTCTACAACTACATTTTCGACTCTTGGCTCAAAATTTTCGATAGATGTTAAAATTTGCGACTCAATTAATGATGCGGTACCAAAATCCACAAAATTAAACAAACTAGACCGCACATCAGATCCAAATAATGGATTAAAAAACTTTTCTGTGGGTATTGTTTGTATAATATTGCGAATAGATCGTATGATAGCACGCTCATTCTTAAGAATCTGCAAATCTTTTGTCACTGGATGTGAATCAAAAGATAAACTGATGTCTTTAAATGATTTTGATATCTTTTGTAGAGACATTCAGACAAGAAATTTCTTATCTTTATTTATGCCCTAATTCCCATAATTCATTTTAAAGTCTTTTCTGTGTGAAATATCTGTTCTATTCTCTTTTTTTGTTGGTAAAGACCAATAATCTGTTATTAAACTGGTTGTTCCCCATGTTTGATACATATAATCCTTATTTCTATCTGCAGGTTTTCCCATTTTTACTCCTGTTTACTGCGAAACAGAACTTTTTAAGGGGTTTCTATCCCTCTTCACTATTTATTTTTCTCTCTTGGGCAGTTTTCCAGAAATATTCATCTTCACGACCCATTCCAAGTCGATCAAATCCATTCTCAACCTGGTAGTACTGCGTTGATACCTTAAAATCAGGTATCTTTGGTTCGACTGGTGTCAAACTATTATCGAAAATACGCAATCTATTGTTGGGGTAGAGTGCGTATTGACCATTTTCTAACTCAATCAAGTTATGTGACTTATGTTCTGCTGGATTTTCACTCGTCGCATAATCAATATAGTCTGGATCATGATGGTAATTATCAATTGTACAGATATAAGTACCCTTTACATTACCATGATCCCTGGTATAACACTCAAAGTCCATTGAACCAATAAACTTCTTATCCACTGATACGACTCCGTAGTCCATGCAGTTCCAAAATTGCAGGTTAGGTAGATTCATATCAGGTGAAGGGGTCTCAGGATTCTTTACAAAGGCACTGATAGGTAGTTTATCATACATTGCAGCATACTCTGGTAAGTATGTCTCAAAATAAAAAGCACGTCCAGGAATCGATTTAACCGATACCCAAACGCCCTTTACAAATTCTCTATGACCAGACTGATGATCTGTTAGATATTCTTTACGTACCCATACTTCTTTTGATGGAAGATTAGCAATCAAACAAGACATAAAAAATAATGACTGTTCTATCTATTCAACCTCTTCCTTGTCCCCGATAACGCTTACGTGCCCCATTACGAGAAGTCGCGGCATATTTGGTATGCTTACCAGTTCCTTGACGAGATTTTTTGGGCGCGCCTTCAACATAACCCATTCCTTTACGCATAGCAGCCATAATTAACCTCCAAGAATTTCAGTTTCAATTTGATTTGGTTTGGGAGAACCTTCCTTATAATACTTTTGAGCAAGATCTTCAATAGTATCCAGGTATTCTTCCTCTGTGATGTTTGAGTGGATTAGTTCTCCCTTACACCAGATATTATAGCGTTCGTTAGCCATAAAGTCAAATCACTCTTGTCTTTTCGTGACCGACTCTAATACGAGGATCGCACCAAATTTCAAAACCAGCTTCCTTAGCATCCAAACAGAACGATACGTCCTCTCCACACATATCTTGTACTTCACCAGATTCAAAGACTTGCATCTTCGGAGCAAACCATGGATATTTCATTTCTCCATGTTCAAACACTCCGTGTTTAATTAGAAGCCATCCGAAACCAGTGTAGTCTACCGTGAAAGGTTTACGACGCTTTGAGATACTCTCAACAGTTTCATGATTCATTACTCCACCATTACCACGGAAGTCATCCTCATCTAACCAGTGTGCTACAGATGTTGTGTGACCATCCTCAGTAGCATACCATCCTCCAGCAATATCCTTATCCATCAATACTAATTGATAGAACTTCTCAGTGTTGAATACAATATCACTATCAATCCATAATTGATAATCATACTGCAACTTTCCATCCCAAGGAATCTGATCAGGTCCACGTAATACATTTGCACCAAGACACTTACATCGTGCAAAGTTCACCATTGAAGAGTAATCTTGTGAAATTTGGATACTAGCGCCAGTTTGCACTAGATCAAAGCATAGTTGTACAAAACTCTTTAGATACGTATAAGAAACTCCACGTCCTGGAAGACAAAATACAATTGACTTCCCACGAAGCATCTCTCGTGCTTTATCATAGTCCCATTCAGATGCTTCCTTCTTTGTTACGGGCGCTTTTGCTTTTACAGTGAATCCTTTAGCCATAGTTGTAAGTAATTACTTCAGTATCATACAGTATTATCTAGTTAATGTCAATCGCATTCTAATTCGGTTATCACAATGCAATCACCATCAACCTCCATGTTTATTTCAGTGCCCTCATACCACCCATACTCACTAATAACCCATTCTGGAAGTCTTATATAATACTCACCAGTTACAGAATCAACTTCTATATTAGTAATATTTTCTCCGGGATTTTTTTGCATATCAGTAAACTCTACCATTGATTTTATATAGCAAAAAAAAAATTTTACCAAGTATAATATTTAATAGGCAATCGTAACACTTTGTAGACTAGGGTAGTTATGCGTTTTTAATCACGCGCCCCAGGGGGGCACCCCCAATCAACGGGGGCACTGCTGCTTTAACGAACGCATGGGTCACATGGTGATCAGGCGCACATCAGCAGAACCTGTCACCAACTGATCCACACGGTCCTGTTGCAACTTCAAAACAACCTGAGAATTGCGGTTCGCTTTGGACAGACCTAGGAAGGCGCGAATACCATTGTTGCTGGTGACGCGCAGGCGGAGACCAACCTCCACAATATGATGATCTTTCACCAGGACGACCTTACGGGATGTCATGCCGCGTCCCTTCTCAATCTTTGCAACGTATCCATTTTCTAGGAGACGGGCGGCGGGAATAACGTCGTGTTCGATGACGTAGCAGCGTCGGGCGTCGGTGTCGGTGATTACCATAGACATGCCGTCGTTTGCTTCAATCAGTTCGGAACGCAACCAAGCGGTCAGAGATGCGGGGTCGATCGAATCCAGAGCGGCAGAGCAGATCTCATTAAACAGATCGCGGCACTCGGTTACAATCGCGTCACGCTTAACGGTCTCCCACTGACGGGCATCACTGACGAACTTAAGAAATGGGTTGAACTGAGAGGCGTCGATCAGGGTATCAGTCTTTGAAGTGTTGATCCAATCAAATGATCCGTTTTTCAGTCCTGCCTTGTGCTTGATGCTGATTCGCTTAGTTCCCGCCATGGCGTCTGCCTTGTTACGGGTACCGCCCTTATGGGTCACAGTGTCGGGAAAGACGCGGTGATCGTTGAGCAGTTGAATAGTTGCCAGTTCATTGGCGATGCCTTTGTGGTGTGTGCTGCCGTTGGTTTTGAACATGTAGTTAGGGGGTGAGCGCCACCCCGGAGTGGTTTACTTTGTTATTGTAGCATGAAAGGGGGGCAACCCCTCACAGTTCTGCCATCATCTCATTCATTTCATCGGCGTCGATCGCTGCATCATCCCAACGCACCCCGTCTGCTGTCTCACCCATCATCCGACCGATCATGCCGTCAGTCATGCAGCGAACGAATTTGGTCCAAGGGGTTTCACCTTCGGCAAACT